CGACGCTCTTCCGATCTTGTATCTTTTTTATGTGAGGAACATCAGGGAAAGAGCGTTTGCGCTCCCAATTCCCCCAAGTATCAACAGACACTCCAATCGCTTTAGATGCCTTAAGTTGAGACCAGTTTTTTGAAGCCCTTAACATCTTTAATGTATACTTCATAAGCTACCTCCTTTCTCGATACTCACATCTTGTTTACAGTCATCATTCTACTACGGTTTATCCGTAATGTCCATAAACTAAACTTAAACTATCGTAAAATTTCCGTAAAATATTGATTTTATTACGAAAATATCGTAATATATAGGTGTATTAATTAATATATTCCATATTTTGAGAGGTTATTATGAGTGATTTAGGCAACAAGGCTATTATGGCTGAGAATATTCAACGACTAATGGATAGTCGCGGAATTGATCGCAATAAAATATGTGCTGATTTAGGGCTAAAGTATACTACGTTTACCGATTGGGTAAAGGGAAATACATATCCTAGAATCGATAAAATTGAACTATTGGCAAATTATTTTGGCGTCCCTAAATCTGAACTAGTAGAGAAATATACAGACGGCTATTACACCGACCGTGAAGCAGCCGAATTTGCTGAATACCTACGCACACGTCCAGGGGCTCGTATGCTCTTCTCTGCTGCTAAAGATATCACTAAAGAGGAGATGGAAGAAACAGTCAAATACATAGAGTTCTTAAAATCTAAACATGAGTAATACACACAAGGGAGAGTGGTAGTATTGGTTATTAACCTTATCTATTGTGACTTACCAAATGCTAAAGCAGTTTCTGAGGAATCAGAAGATGTAGACACTCATAATATCTACATTAATAAAAATCTTCCCCATGAACGCATGAGGGAGGAAATAAAGCATGAGTTAAGTCATATTATTCGTGATGACTTTTATGTAGATCATCACGTTAATTTAGTCGAACGTATGGTTAGAATGTCTCAGATTGAAGATGGAGACATTAACGGAATCGACTTTTATCATCATATTATTTAACATAGGGAGATGTTAACATGAAAAAGACTTTATTAATTACTACTATGCTTGCCTTAGTTACAGTTACGGGGTTCGCTAGAACTGAGGTATCTCACGATGAATTCAAGGCCTTAGACGGCCCAAAGGTACTAGTACATTACGATGACGGGAGCACCGAATTACTAGACGAACAGGAATATCTCGAACGTACTATCAGCATGACAAAAGAGCAAGCGGACGATTTACGCAAAGTCGACGAAGGCACTAAAAACGCACTAGCAAAATGGCAAGCCGATCATGAGATACACCAGGCACCATCTGAAGAAGTGCAACAGCCTAAAAAGAAAAAGCACTGGTATGACGATGTACTAGATTCTGTATTTTAGATAAAAAAATAAGCCCTCACCGCAGTGAGGGCTACTAAAAACTACATACCTTAGAGGTACTTCATTTTTACTCCAATATCATTATATCACATAAATCCTCTAAGGCTTATTTCTTATACCCAAATTTAAGCCAAGGAGGTTATTTTTATGGCTAAAAAACGAGAGGACGGACGCTACCAAGTGTCAAAGATGATAAACGGTAAGCGTAAATACTTTTACGGCACGACCAAAAAAGCTGCTATTGCCGAACGTGATGCCTACGTTGAGTCGCTAGCACAATGCGCTAACTACGATAACACGATTACAATCGAGCGATGGTGTGAGTATTGGATCCGACTTAAAACGGATACGGTTTCACAGAACACCCTCTCCTCTTACCAATATATTATTAAAACCTATATTGTGCCTTTCATAGGCTCGATACGATTAGTTGAGCTATCAGCCTTGAACGTAAGAGCACTCATGGATAGCATGAGTCATTTATCAGCTCGGACTATCAGTTACACGCTAACCGTTCTAAGAGCTATACTAAAGCAGGCCGTCATGGATGAGATACTCTCGAAGAACGTGGCCACATTAGTTAAAAAGCCTAAACAAGAGCGTAAACGTGAAATGGTAACGCTATCTAAAGAACAGGTTGAAACCTTCCTTGAACAAATCGATGATGTCGAATGGCACGCCCTGTTTAAGCTAGCATTTACTACAGGTTTACGCCGTAGCGAGATACTCGGCTTAACCTGGGATGATGTCAACTTAAAGCAAAAGACGCTAACCGTCAATCAGACAGTTTTACGTATCAATGAAGTTACGACTATATCTAAAACAACTAAAAACAGCTCGTCTAGGCGTTCTATTTCACTCGACGATAAAACTATCGCAGAGCTCCTAAAACTTCGCACATGCGTCGATAAACGGCGCCTAAAAGCAACGAACTGGAGAAATAATAATCTCGTGTTCCCTGGTAAGTTTGGAAGTCCTCGTGATCCGGCTAAGGTTTCTTTAAAATGTAAAAAGTTGGCCACCGCAATCGGTAGACCTGACTTTACGATGCACGATACTCGTCATACACACGCTACCCTATTATTAGAAGCAGGCGTAAACTTTAAAGTCGTACAAATGAGACTTGGTCATTCCTCGTATCAACAAACGATGGATACCTACTCCCACGTTACCCCAATAATGGAAGCCGATGTGGTAGAAAAGATTTCAAACATATTCTAATTGATGTCAAAATGATGTCAAAAGGTACCCTGATAAAAATGATGTCAAAAGAAAAACCCGCACTACTGTGCGGGTTTATTTGGTGGACCACCAGGGGTTCGAACCCTGGACACCCTGATTAAGAGTTTACTTATATACTATTGATAAACCCTATAAACACAGTATTTTACTGCATTTTATATTTTCTTATTTGCCTATATTTCTACATATTTTTTAATAAAATGATGTCAAAATGATGTCAAACACAAAAAGCCCCTGGTAGTATTTACCTGGGGCTTGCCTTACGTCCACCCTCGTAAGGCTAGGGAGATATTTGGATCACCTCTTTACCGATGAATCACTACTCCGATTACTGCTCCCGCTCCCACCATCTGGGATAGGTTGCGCTGCATCCGTAGTCGTTTGATTGTTCTCTTGTCGTTGTTGATTTGCCCTTTCAATTCTATCAAAGAGCTCGACATTTCGTTCAAGGTAACTTCTTGCTTCATGGATAGCATTTTGGCTTTCATTAATTCGGTTTCCAATGTCGATATTGTATTGTGTGCTTCGTTCAACTCTTCCCTTTGCTTCATGACTAAGCTCTGCACTTCGGTCAATGGAAGACTGGATGTCTCGATTAAGCTCAAGGCTTTCTCGTTGTTGCTTTTCAATTCGTTCCACTGTGTTAAGGGAATCGTGATTGTTGCTTCCACTTGGCTCGTGGAAGATGTACCAGCAGCAAAAGACGGAGAGGAGCACAATACCACCGATAATAAAATAGCGGTAACTAAGGCTATTAAGTAAAACTTTGATTTTGTCATACATTATACCCCTCCTGCGTAGTCAGTAATCCCCCTAGCAATAGCACGGACAATAGTATCAAGGTCGTTAGATAACATAGTATGATCTTCTTCGTTATCAATGAATGCCATTTCAACTAATACTGCAGTTGCATCTGTACCGTTTAGTACCCAAAGGTCATCACGTTTCTTAACGCCCCGGTCTACGGTGTTAATGCTGCGGATGATTTGGCTTTGAATATCATTCGCCAATCGTTGGCCATTAAAGGACTTATACAGTGTTTCAGTTCCTCGAGCTTCCGTGTTAAACGCATTACAGTGAAGGGATACGAAGATATCTGCGCCCCAAGAGTCAGATTCAGAACATACTAGACCTAAATCATCATCTTGAAGAGTACGAACTTCACATCCTGCTGTTTCCAAATAGCGAGCTAACATTTTGCCAGCATCACGGGCTACATCACATTCACGTGTACCATACACCGGATTGACTGCACCACTATCTAAGTTAATATCGTGGCCCGGATTAATAAAAACTTTCATCGTTTATCCTCCTCTTCTAATCTATCAGGAATGCCATTGTTGTTTTGGTCTATCCAAAGCCCTAAGAACCCTACAATAGCCGTTAAAACACTAGGTATGAATATGTGGTCAATAATATTGATGCCGACATTGATCAGCTTGTTTGCATCGTCTGACACGTACCCGCTAATAAAGGACATAACATATTGAGTGACCACCAATAAAATAGGCACTAGCATAACAAATACTAGTGCCCGTGTGGCTAATATACCTGTAGGGTGGAAGTTAGCCACCCTCACAGATTTATATGATTTTTTAATTGTGTTGATGAGATTTGTTGGTAAGATCATGTAGCTCCCCCTTAATATCATCAACACGTACTTCTAAGGCTTCAACTTTTGCTGACAACAACACTTGCTTGCTTTCAGCTTTAATTCGTTCTGCACGTGATAATTTAATTTCATCTTTCAAGTCTTTTAGAGTATCAGTTAGCACACCCCATTTCTCTTGAAAAATAAGATTATCTTGCATCCGTTGCGAGTCCAATTGTTGTAACAACGGAATAATCAACAATCTATATCCTGCACCTGCAACCACCCCTACAATTGTAAGGGTGGTTAGTATGTCGTTCAACTCAAACTGCCAAGTCCACATTATTTACCCCTTTCTCCAGTACCCTATAATATCAATAATATAACGTGTGTTCGCTGGTACACCCCAAGCCTTAATAATACGGCTGTTTCGTTCAACATAAACACTATTGTTATTTACATTAACGCTTTTTTCTATTAGTCGTACTGCGACTGGTGCATTTGGTGGGAGCTGTGCGACTATACCCCCATTTCCGGAAGGGTTAGTCAATATAAAATCAAAATGCAAGTACCCCCAACCAGTTAAGGGGTCGAACGCTAAATAACCTCTATCCGCACCATATGCACCGGCTTTAGCAGTACCCCATACAACTTCGTATAATTCGATTGGCTGTGAAGTTACTTGTCCGCCACCGCTTCCAGGGTCTCCTTTAGGGCCTTTTAATGCCAGTAGTTGTTCCGCCGTAAAATCAGAATATCTGAATGGCTCGCCTTTATCACCCTTTGGCCCTTTAAGTGCATTAAGTTGCTCTTGTGTAAAGTCGCTATATCTAAATGGCTCACCTTTAGGGCCTTTAAGTAATGCTAATTGCTCAGCAGTAAAATCGGAATATTTGAACGGTTCACCTTTTGGGCCAGGTGGTCCAGGAATTCCTTGTTCACCTTTAGTTCCGTCTCTTCCTGGTGGCCCAGGAGGACCTTGCAAGCCTTGTTCACCTTTTGCTCCGTTAACTCCATCTCTACCAGGAGGTCCTGGTGGCCCTTGAATACCCTTATCACCTTTAGGGCCTTTTAATAATTCTAACTGATCCGGAGTAAAGTCAGAATAGGTAAATGCTTTACCGTCTTTACCAGGTAAACCAGGGTCGCCTTTAGGGCCTTGCAATTTAATAATTTGTGCAGCGTCTTTTACTTCAACATTATCTTCTGCATTCATATAAATATTAATAGTATTAGTATTAGTATCGCTCATATTATTTTCCCCTATTACTGATTCCTTGTTTGATGACAACCTTACCTTCTACCAAACATTTAACAGGTCTGTTTCCAACCCACTTAAATAAGTCCCAAAAGTAAGTGCCACTATCAATTGAATTAGTGTCTAAGGTTAGATTGAGTTTGCTTTTTTCACCATCTGAAAGTGGTTGCTCACTATTTATAATTACAAATCTACCTAGTATTTCATCATCCCAACTATATCGCCTAACGCAGGCAAACACATCTTCTGCATTAATTACTGAATCGCATCCAATAGTTAATGTAATATATTCACCTTGATAAGCAGTCATATCATGCTTGACTGGTAACATCCGCATCATCCTTTTCTAATTCCATTAGATCATTATGGATACACCCTTCAGTTGGGCAAGTGCCGTCTTCGTTAAGTACTTCCCAACAATACTCACAAAATTCCATAACCGGTACTTTACTATCACCGATATATTTAGGCATATTATTGCACCTCCTTAATTCGTGCTACCATTTCGCTATTCAACTTGATATATTGTGCACTAATTGCATTAGTAGGTTTCCCCATGAGCAGCAATCGGCGTTGAGCTTCTTCTAGCGTTTTGAAACGCGGATCATATTCCGCTTTAATAGCATTAATTTTTTCTTCTTTTGTTGGAATATATTCAACTATTGGCGGCTCTACAAATTCACCATTTACATACGCTTTACCACTGATGAATTGTGATTGCATTTCACTATCACCGCTTAAAATAGTACTTGTTGGATATGTTTGTTTTGCTAACTGTTCTGTTTCTTCTAATGTATCGGCATGTAATCCTACTACGTACGATGTTTGGCGGATACCATTCTCATCTAATACAAATACATACATATTCTTGTCCTTTCTTGGAGGTTACTATGAAATTAATTGAGAAATTAAAAGGGGCTCATGAACGCCCCCTTGGCTAAATTCCGAACGCAACATAAAATAAATCACTATTATATGCTGCACTAGATGCATCAGCAACGATTGTATAACCAGTAGTGGTTCTCTTATCGGTGTAAGCAACTGATGCACCACCAATAGCAAGAGGCCATTCTAATGTTTGTAAAACACCAATACATTCTTTTGCATAAGAAATAGGAAATTGAACATCATATTTTCTACCATCATAGATGGTTAAATTTAATTTTCTTCCCCCTTGGATAATTAAATTCCCAAACAGCTTGCCCAAACAGATATACCACGCATTTACATTACTGAAATCATATCTCGCACCTAAGCTTGATAAAGTCTCTGTATCTAATGCTTTAATTACATCTTTTGAATTTTTGATATTTAAATTAGAAAGTAATGTTTTTACCAATTCCAGTGTAGGTGCTAGGCTTTGCTTATCCACATCATCTGTCTGAGTAATCATGTTGTTTACTTTCTGAATAATGGAATTAAAACGCTTGTCATGTGCATGTTCATTAGTATCATGACGTTCCATTTCGCCGGCCGTGATGTAAGCCGCATCACTACGTTGTACTACCACACTTGCTGCGTTATCTACTGCAATTGTTATTTCGAACACTTTTGAATTAATTGGTGTGTCTTTTGCTGGAATATAATCTACAAAGTTACCGCCATTAGTGTATGCGATCATAACAGCCGTACTATCATCTTCACCATCTAATTTTGCAAATACACCGATTTCACGAGCATAAAAGCCGTGTTCAAGGTGTTCATTACTTAATGCAAAATCTAACTGGAATTGTCCTTCTTTTACAAATCTACCAGGAGATGCAAAAGGCAACTCCAACAACGGATTAATAACATTTTCCATTGTTTCAATATTTTGATTTGTTAATTGTCCATCGCCAGCCACTACTTTAATAGGCTTCAACGCTTTACCAGTCGCATTTGATTTGGCAATCAATATGCGTCCGTTTTTAGTTTGAGAAATACTAGGATATTTCGCCATGTTACCCCCTAAATTCTAATGATTTCATTAACATCAACCACACCACCTATATATGTATTGTTTGATGTGCTTAATTCATCAATATCAACTTTTGCATCGATTCTAATGATTTCCTTAACATCAACAACACCACCGATATATACAGATTGTGATAGTTTAGTTATACTTTTAAATTTGATAAGTAAGTTTTTAGGAATGATTGGCTCAATGTATTCCCAAACATTAAATAATAGGTATTCATTGCCTGGTTTAAAATCTAGCCAATATTCGTATGCATTGCCGTTTACACTATGAGTTACTATCCCTTTTCCGTACTTGAAATCAAGCATTTCCTGTACTTTAGGCATAGTAAAAGGACGTTGACCGATTAATACTGATAGTATCTCGTTTCTACGTCCTTGTGTGTCTTTTAAATTAACAGGTGAAATATCAAGTATTTTCTCCCATGCATCTAGTCCATAGTCTGATGCGGTATAGATGTATTCTTCCTTGAATATTCCGAGCATTAATTCCCATAGTATATTTAATTCTGCGTTTTCTACACGATACACTTCTTGTATATCATGGGAATCACGAGTTAATGGAACGGCAAATTGTGATATATCTATATCACGATTAAATATTCCAAAATCTGTAATCATACAGCCACCAAATTAATCGTACCCATTACAGGTATTTGATTATCCTTTAGTTCTAGCTTTGGTATATTCTGTCCATTAATTTGAATGTGTCCAACATCTAGCACGTTAGGTAGTTCTACTGTCAATGCAGTTACAATGCTAGAACGCACTGTGATGAATTGCTTTTCATCTTGTTTTGACCATTCTTTGCAACGATTTATTAAGCGTTCTTTGATAGCCGTTTCAATAGCATTCTTGATTTCTGCCACTTGATGACCTTGTATCATTGTTACTTCAATTGTGTAATTAATTGGAACAGGTTCAGCCTTTACTACTGTTACAGTATGTCCGATTGGTGCTAGTCCGTAGCCTTTACCTTTAGGCATCGGATCTATAACATTCTCAACCTCTTTTATAAGTTCATCATCTGCTGGGCCGTAATCACTGTTTAACACTACCAATTTAACAGTACCGCCACCATTCCAACATCGGTATACCTTAACACCACCAACACCAGGAATGGCTAACACCTTTTCTTTATAATCAGCACCATTACCGCCATAGGCTTTAGATTTCAACGCCTCAAAATAGCGTTGACGGAATACTTCTGTTTCTTCCTCATCTTCGCCTGGTGTGATATTCTTCAAAATTTTAGCGGTAGTTAAGCCGTTAATACCTTGAATTGGTGTGATATCACCAGTTACAAAGTTAGGGGAACGCCCAAATTGTTCGCAACGCATTTTATATGTATGCTCATCAGTATTTAATACTTCCGTTACGATAAAATTGTATTCATTGTAATTAAACCTAGAACCAATAGGCACGTCCATATTAAACTGTGCCTCAAACTCCCCTTGTGTAGCTGGCTCAGGGTAGATATTAAATTCGGCTGCACGTAGAATTAAGAATTCTCTATCAGCAGTCCTTGCAAATGCTTGTTTCAATATAACATCGGCTAGGATATAGAGTTCTGCAAATTCGATACTAGCTGGAGCAGTAGCATCATAGATTACACTACCCTCACGGCGGTCAAATTCGTCCTTAACCCTATCGAGCATTCGCTTTTCTATCCTGTCAGCCGTCATATGCTCATACAATACCGCTCACCCCTTTCTTAATTCCTTGCAATGTACCATATATAGTATCAACATCAAATTCAGTCATAACATCGCCACCATTATTACTAAACTCAAAGTTATATACCTTGGTTATTCTATCGTCATTCAGCAAAGCCTCTTCTATACGCCGTTGTAACTCAGCATACACATATGGAATAGGCTGTCCGAATAAGTCTTGTAATTCTATACCATAATTCCAACTGTAAATAATATATTGGTATCGCTCAGTATTGATGATTTTATAAATTGCTTGCTCCATAGCTCGCAACTTATCCGCATAGCCTCTAATTTGGCTATCTGTCCTAAAATCAACATCATATGTATGCGATGGTTCAATATAATTTACTGTATCAGGAATAAGGGTATCATTACTTTGTTTTGGTAAAAGTAAATTATCTGCCATTATTTAGTTGTACACCCCCTATTTGGGTTATACCAACGGTCTAACGCTATATAACGTTGTCCGCCAGTTTCCTTTAACATAATGACCTTATCGCCCATAACTAATTGGTTATGTACTAGGAATTTCTTCCGCCCTGTGTAATCGTGGTTATGACTAGCGTATTCAGCCAAGCCACCGCCACCAGCCCTGTTTTCTGTTACATGATCTACACTCATTTCAACAGTCCATTCACAAGTGTTTTTAGTAAGAATGATATTTCCTTCTGGAATGGTTAGATTAGGGTCTATTTTAATAGCAAGTGGAGATACACCGACTACTTCGCCAACAATTACTTCCATAGGCTCGCCATTTTGAATAACAGTACTAGCTATTTCCTTTATGGTATTAACCATTTTCATATATTCGCTATCCATTACGACGCCCCCATTCTAATAATCTTAGTTGGTGCCTCGTCATCGTGCCATGCATAATTTGCGTTGCCGTATTTCATAGCATAGCCACGGCTTGATGAATTACCAAAGCAACCACCAGCACCATCAGCAATTACCACATGATCATCATCGCCATAAATCAACAAATCGCCTTTATTAGCATAGCCGTTAAATTGTTCAGTAACATAACCTTTTGCCTCAAGGTTTTGGCGAAGTGTAGGAACAGATGCAGTACCTTTGTCATATTCTGCTTTTAAATCTGCATTGTACCACGAACCAGTCGCACATACTGTATCAGCACAACCAACGCTACCATATTGAGATACACGGCCACTATTAGTACTAAAAGCAGTATCTACCTGTCCAGCCGTACCACCAGCACCAGTAGCAACTGTACTATTAGAACGTGTTTTCTTTGCTGCCTCAATTTTTTTGACTGCCTCAGCATCTTCATCTTTCGCTACTTCATAAGCTGCATCATTTTCAACGTATCTTAAATCTAAATCCATTCCGTGAAATCCTGTTTTAAACGTATGAGTAACAGATGTTACCATCATGTAATTATTAACAATCATATCGCCAAAGTTTCGATTGATGTACACCAATGAACCACCACGCACACGCACATCGCCAATGACATTTTTCAACTTAATCTCACGGCTTTTCTTATTCTTATGAGCCATGATTGCCTTGGCTTGTGCCACTGCATTAATGTCTTTCTCCTTAGGAATAAGTAGATATTGCAATCTACCCCATTTTTCGATATTTTTATCATCCTTAGCAACGAATGTATTCTCTAACTTGCTTGATGCACCATTTGGAACAGTACGCACGATTTTTACATAGTTGTATGTATCTTTATCAATGGAAGTAGTATATTGTACATCTTCCATACATTCATCATCTATGTATATGTCTGTTTTCATTGTTTCGAATGATGCTAGCCGTAACTCGCCCGCATCATCATACAGGTGATAAAATGCATGATTAGGTGTATATATAGCCGTTTTATCGAGCAATTGGCATATCATTTCTTGTAATGACTTATCTTTGAATATGGTTTGCGGTTTCTCAGGAGTTTTCCACACAGTATCATCCATATAACCGCATTTCAATCCAAAGTCCTCGGCCACCATTTTGATAAACTCAGTAGCAGTCATAGAGCCGATAACATAGCAATCTTTATTTTTCAAATAACGTAATTGATCATAGCAAGTAACCGATATAGTATTCTTGCCATCACGTTGCTTTTCAAACACATACCCAAAGAATACAGCACCACCATTTAAAGTGAATTTAACTGTATCCCCTTCTTCAAAATTGAGATTAGGGTCTTTAGGCACTTTAAATGTCATTTTACTAGGTACGCAATCAACGGCCCTAGTAATCTGTACATCGTCTTGTGGTTCAATAAGCCATAAATCACCAGTACTTTTATTCCTGATAGTTAATTCATAGTGCAATTGTACAGGCATAGGAATAGGAGTGATAACGCCATTTATTTGAGATTTTTCAACAGTTTTTTCTGTTTTCTTTTCTTCTACAGCCATTCGTTATTACCTTCTCGTTTCAGTTGGATAACTTGACCTACACCTAAGATGGCTGGTACGGCTATTTTGTTAAGTGCAGCAATTTGGAATAGGTTATCCGTATTGCCTAGTTGCTTCTTAACGATTTGTTGTAAAGTCTGCCCTTTGGAGACCTTAGCAGTAGATGCTGCCACCTTGCCGTCCGTTGGTCTGTCCGACTTAACGCTACCTTTTGCAGTACCGTCCTTATCGGTTTTTACTTCAATCCGTTTAGCACCCCAAGGCTTCCACTGTTTCAATGTAACGTTAGCATACGAGTCAAAGCCGTTATCTGCATCTTCTTCTATGACGTAGTTTTCAAGCGTACATTTCATGTTAGTCATGGCTAGCATCTGTCCGCCTGGTTTCATTCGAACTACGATAAATTGGAAGATTGTCTTTGTAGTTTTAAGCTTTTCGAGTTCATCGATGTAGTACTTAGCCTTCTTAGACTTAAAGACCAAGGACTCATTAAATGGATAATCAGAGTTAGGCAACAAGAATTTAAAAGCAATGTCCGTAAGCCCTGCGGGTTTAATAACGTTAACTTCGCCTTTCCCCAATAGCTCCATTGTTTCGTTCTTGCCATTGATAGTAGTGGTTAATTCTTTAGGGGGAATCGGTATCTGCATCGTCCCCATATAGAAGTAATACATTTAAATTCCCTCCCTTTGAATTGCAAAAGCATCTTTCAAGCCCTTCGAGATTTGACTTGTAAAGCCATCTAGGTCAGTGCCGTTATTGATTTCCACATCGTTATTCATTTGGATGTGAATTACATTGGCATCTTGCCATTTCTTCAAGGACTTATCGATAGCGCTTTCACGGAGTGCCTTGATTTCCTCATTTGTCATGTCGATAGACTTGGCAATCTTGCCTGTGTTCTTGGCAGTCTTACCTGTGTTTTTCTTAGTCTTATCGGCCGCATCATGATTAGCACCTGGAGTAATTTTGCTAGCGTCAAACTCTTGAGGAGTTTTAACACCAGGCATGTTAGGCATTAAATCACCAAGACTAAGGTTAGCCCCAATGTTGTAGCCTTCACCGAAAGCCCCTGTAACGCTAGAATAATCCATCTTACCCATGACAGTGGTTTCACCGCCGGCAATCTCGAACCGTTCCAGTACACCAGTAGACCCGCCTACTTTATCGATATTTACACCAGGGATTTTGTTAATCGCATCGATAATGTCATTAATTCTAGCTTTCACGAATTGCCAAATACCATTCCATATATCGATAAACAAGTTAGCGACTGCATGTAATGGGTCTTTAAATACGTTGGCCAAGAAATTAACAAATGCTGCGATAATGTTCCATCCTAATGCGAACACATTGAAAATAGCGGAACCAAACGCCCAAAAAGCACCAACTACGATTCCTAGTACGCTAATATTCGCATCACAGAAATAGTTAATAGCTTCTACAGCTAAGTAGATTATGACTATAACTGCAACAATCAAGCCGATTACCCATGTTAACGGACACGCATATAATGCGGCGTTCAATCCTTCTTGAGCTACAATCATTGCTAACAGAGCAGCAGTTTCAGCCCAATCCGCCACAGCCTTAATCGCCATAGCACCAGCAGCGAGAATCGTTCTTCCGGCTGCTATACCGGCTTGGATTGCATAAAACGCCATAACGCCACCCAATATTATCATAGCCGTATACATGATAGACGAGTGTTGTCTAACAAAGTTAGATAACGTGTTAAATGCCCATACTGCAGTGTTAATCGTTTCTCCGATAACGCCTACGAGCCAATAGAATACAGGCGCTACCGTTTGGATAGCTCCCGTTACGTTATCCACTAACTCACGGACGCCCTCGCTATTAGCAAGGTCGGATATTCGTTGGAACACAGGCTCGAACGCTCGAATAGCTTTATTCTTAATCGACTGCATATGATCGCCCCATGTTTTAGGAAGTGATTCAAACTGCTTTTCAATCTCAGGCAAGTTATTCATAATAGCGTTTTTAATGACTTCAGCAGTAATCTTGCCTTCCGAAGCTAGCTTCTTAAGTTCGCCACGGGATACGCCCATTGATTTAGCAATGATGTTTTCAATCATAGGCGCGTTCTCAGCAATGGACCGGAATTCGTCGCCTTGTAATTGTCCACTCGCTAAACCTTGTGTTAACTGAAGCATAGCGTTCTTTTGTGCTTCTTTCGATGCACCGCCAATGGCGAATACTTTTTGAATACCTTCCATGAACTCTACAGCTTTTCTTGGGTCCGGAAACGCGTCATGTGCGGATTGGGATACCTGGATTACGGCGTCAGCCATTTCTAAATAACCACCTCTTGCACGTTGTGCGGATTCAAATATCTGCTTATTCAGGTAAATAGCATTTTCCTGGCTTCCGGCTACCAATTTGAGCCGAGCTTGAACCTGTGCCCATTCAGTAGCAGTATCTTGAATCGATTCGATAGCACCTTTTATAGCGCCAATACCATTCATCACAGTACTTGCCAACAGGTTACCGGCAAAGCTGTTCATGATTCCACCCAGGCTAGCTTTTAGTGTTTCACTAGCATTTGATACGCCAGTCATCTTATTATGTAGCGTGTTCATGGATTGATAGGCTTTAGTTGTTGCGTTTGCGGCTGCGTTCATAGCATTAGGAATATTAGTAGAGAGGCTTATATAGTTAGAAAGTGTAGCCATTCATTACCCCCTTTTTGCCTTATTCATTTCATCTTGCTCATCTTTGGCATGTTGCTGAATAAAGGCAATTACTACAGCCTTTTCATTCATGTCCATATCCGCAAAAACAGAAGGTCGCATATGGTATTTAACAAATGCCAAATATGCGAACATCGTTTCTGTTTCATTGGATTCTAGGAGTTTTTTACTTCTTTTACCTTATCTTCCATGCCGACATCATAGCCTTGGGCCTCTGTTACTGCTGCCAAAAGGTCAGCATATTCACCTGGTGTGAGCATTGCTTTTACAAGCTCAACAGGTTCAGTAACACCCCAACTATCTTGTAGTTCCGCATCATAAAGATTAGGGTAAGTGATTGCCTTAGATAGCACATCTTCGTTGTATGCAGTCGCGTCAAAGCGTTCTTCAGATTGACGAGTGATGCGGTCAGTAATACGTTTAGTGTATTTCTTACGCATTTTTTCTGTTTCATCTGTTGCCAATGTTTTGATTTTCCACGCAACAGGCTCGCCATTCACTTTAATACGTTTAGATGCTACGTATTCTGTTTCATTGACTACATCAACGTTTTGTTTAAGGAATGCACTCAAATTTTCAGCCATTATAAAAACCTCCTAAAAAAAGGGAGCAAGCACTAGGCTTGCATCCCGTCTAATTCATTAAAGTGTTGAACGTATTTAACGCCTTCGTAGGTGAAGTTATGTTCTTGTTCGATGTATTTGCCTTCAGCGTCGAATTCAGCTGCTGTTAATTCGTCAAGGTTCACACCTTTTAGAATTACAGAACGGCGACCAGCTTTAGAAGTTGGATCGTTGTTAACTACTTGCATATCAAAGTATGTATCCACACCCGTTTTCAAGTATTTTTCAACCATCTTATCGAATAAAGCAGTGTTATGGTAAATTGTTAAGCTACCGCTGTATTCTACGGAGGTAGACTTATTACCCGCACCAATACGGCCCAAAATAGCCACTTTTTCTTTATTCTTTTTAATTTTTGCGCTAAGTTTCTTAGCTTGAAACAGTAAGTATCTGTTACCGTTCTCTACGATATAGCAAGACGCTAATTTAGAAGAAACAACGTCAGCTGCATCCATCGTTTTCAATGCATCTAAAATTTCATTTTCCATACGTTATCCTCCTAGGCTACTACAACAGTCATGTACAATTTTTCCATAGCCACAGTTGGCTGTAATTGTACGTTAACCAATACATCTTCCTTGTTATCGCCTTGCGTAGGTACTGGGATATCCTTATCATCGAAGTTTTGGATAGCACGTACCTTTTGATATTGCTCAGCAAGGTATACAAGGTCGCCCCATAAGGACTCACGACCAGCTTGGTCATTAGGGGATTTATCAAGATGTGTTTTATTGAACAATCTAGCGCCGTCAACTGCCCAGTTATCCAATACGCGAATGACTTGGTTAAGAGAGAAGTCGCGGTTTTTAGCTTTACTGAATTCAGTAAATGTGTTGATGTCTTTCAATACGCGAACGTCGCCTTGGATATTACCACCAACGGAATCAGTAACATTGTGGAACATAAACATGCCGTCCTTAATAGCTTGTTCAAGTTCGAACTGTTTGTAGTTAACATTTACAGTGAATTCGCCATCATAGATCATGTTGCCTACTGTAGCATTGATATTGCAAGATGCTTCTCTACCTACTGTCCAATATACCAAAGAGCCTTTTTCAGCGCCTTCGTCGGTTACGTCATTAAGGATAGAGATAACACCTTCATAGTTGACTTTAGTCTTACCATGAATAATTAATTGGAATTTAGCGCCACTTTGTTCACGGCAACGATTAGTAAATGCTATAAGCAAGTTCTTAACTGTTTCATCCGCACCAGCATAACCTAATATGTTGAAGTAGTAAGGTTCAAGCATATCTAGACCGTCTTGGTAATTCTTAACGACAATTGCGGAGCCGTTAGTACCACCGGATAATGCGGTGTAAGCTGTAGCTGTTAATGCACCAGTTTTAGTGAAGACGATGTAATCGTTATCTTGTAATTCTGTTGCATTTTTCAAGTTCTTTTGCGTATCTACTACTTTACGAACATCGCCTGTAGTAAGGTAAGTAGTTACAATGAATTTACCTGCGTTATCTGGATCAGCTTGAACAGATACACCCAAATCGTTACCACGAATACCCTTATATTTTGCTTTACCGATTGTGCTTGTAGCTTGCGCACCGTCAGAGTTTAAGCGGTAGAAGTAACCAGTTTTCAAGCCACGGAACAAATCACGTAAGCCCTTCATTTTGTCATGGCCGTAGTCATAACCAAAGTATTTTTGGCAATCCTTTTGGAATGTGTCGTTATCTACACGGAACACTTCGCCACTTGGGCCCCAATCAAAGGAGAGCATCATCGCACCAAAGCCTCGGTCAGATACTTCTGCATATGCTCGGTCTTTGGATACGAAGTTAATATAAGTACCTGGCAATACTTTATTGTGGAATAAGAATGTGCCACCACCTAATGCCATATTTCACTAACCTTTCACAGGCGTTGTTAATGCCTGATTTAAAATCTTATCAATATCACTGTGCGTATACATCACATTTTCATCTAGTAGACATGTGAGCAAATCACGATATCGTCTATATTTATCAGATGCAACGATTGTATATGCATCAAATTGTTGCTCAGCCATTACAGGCGTTTCAACTGTTTCAATCTCTGCCATCTTTTACCCTTTCTGTTAATTCCATGTGCTTCATTCGTTCGATAGGTTTGGCCACTTTCCGTAGTATGTTCTCATACGTAACGAAGAAGTGCAGCACGCCATCTGAAATCTTGTACTTCATACCTGTGCCCATAATTGTACGTTCCCCAACTTGTACAAATTCAAGCAGTAGGTACAGCACACTAGGAATATCAATGAGTTTTCGCGTATCAGTAACCACATCAAGATTATTGGCGTAATACATGATGTCTAAATCCAAAGAAGTGTTATAAAGATCACCGACATGTCTTCCCATACTAGGTTCAATCACCTTGATATATGCGCAAGGGAACGTCATATTGTTTTCTTTGAATTCTAGGTATATAGGCACGTTAAGTGCCGTATGTACGGCTTTAGATACAGCTGTTAATACATCAGAATCCACCATGCTTTTCAATCCATTTCTTTAATGTAATTTCCATAATACGTTTAGCGTTTTTACTGAGTGCCTTTTCAGCTTTTTCGTGCATGTACGCACCGTCTACCCAAGGCTTTTTCAGTCTTCCGCCTTGCATAACTCCGCCTTTAGATTGGCCTACCCACGGAAGAAATCTCCCAACTTCTTGCCTGTGCCCGTCATTAAGGAACGAGGCGTAAGAGGACGTGTTAAATACCTCAATCCGTCCGGTTTTTTCGTTCAGTTGATATCTACCAACACTCCACGATTGGCGAGTATGCTCACTATCGAAGTACTTTGTTTGTACTTTGCCGTTTTGCATGAATTTAACCGATCGTTTACCGACTGGTGTATTCAATTTAGCTTCACGCACATACACATTGGCCAATTCCTTCACAACTTGTTTGTTGAAATTCTGAAGACTGCCTGACTGGCTCAGTTTAACTAAGCTACGATTAAATTCAGCAAATTCGTCCATATCAAATTCAACACCCATGTCAATGCACCTCTAAATTTTCGAGTTGCACCTCTTGATGGGTATCATATCGTGCCGGAATCGAGGCACTGCGAAAAAGTTGCTTCGTATTTCGCCCTATAAGCTCGATTCGAGCCCCTTTGGGTATGATTACATCCGGAGCGGTGAAAAGCACCGTGGTAGTACTAAATTTTGCAATCTCAGCGTTTTGACCTGTAGAGAGAGTTTTATAGCTAATTCTACAAGCAAAAGGACCCTCTCTACTGGCAGTTTTACTCATAATTCCAGTATCGGGGCCCATTGCATCCACTTCGGAGATAACATAACACGTACAATCGTATAATCGTTCTAACTGCTTTCTAGCAGCATCTACCATCTTAGCCGTCGGAAGCATGCCAGGTCACCCCTTCCATATCCACTCAAAGCGGTGGCCAATTCTTGGAGACGGGATGCCTTGTCAGTTCCTTTAAATTGAACTTCAGTATCGCCCATTTTAATGGAGCTCGCCATTTCTCCGTCAGCTTCAATCAATTTATTTTTGTTTGTGGTGATATAGCTGCCAATTACACGATATACGAGAACGTGCTGTAATTCGCTAGGTAATTCTTTCTGATTGATATCATTGAGGATATGTTGTGTTTCCGCATCAATCATATACTCAATGATATTTACATCAGAAATTGCATCATACCCAAGCCACGATTCAAGAATTTGTAAAACTGTCTCTTTCGTGGTCATACTATTCACCTACTATTTTTTGAATGTAGCTTTTACAACTTTGGATTGGTTAGTCAATGCAACAGTGTAGTGTTCGTTAGCAACGATTTTGTCCAAACCTTTTTCAGGAACACGATCAGCTTCAATCATAACGTCGCGTTTGATGTAAATTGTTACAGCTGGTAATACAGGAGTACCGTCTTCCACTTCTGCAGTTACACCAACGATGAAGTTATCAACAGTTGCGCCTGTGTCATTGATGCGGCGAGATGTTACAACACGACAGCCTGCAATCATGCCGATTTCGCCTGTCATCATAACGTCGTTACCGTATTTTGTTTTATCAATGAAGTTAGCGTCTTTACGAAGTGCGGTGATTTGGGAAGGTGCTACGAACAAATATTTTTCAACGTAGTCTTCTTCGTTCAATTTATCTACTGCGTTGACTACACCTTCATAAGAAATAACTTTAGTATCAGTTACAGTAAGAGTAGCACCGCCAAGAGCTGTTACTACGTCTTGGTCGATTTTAGAAGCCAAGGACAAACGTAATTGGTGAGTAGCTTCACCTACTGGGTCGCCATAACCGGATAATTTAGCTTCATCTGTGATATCAACGCGTTTCATTGCTTTTTTAATCTTAGCTTTAGCGACGGATGTGGACATTTGAGTTGCAAGTACTTCTACGCCTTCTGCAATGTCTTCCGCATCACCAATGTAGCCCCATGCAGGAATAGTGATTTCGTTACCAGGTACGCCTGCCAATGTGTTATCAATTTTAGCGATTGGAGTAAATTTAATAGCTTTTGGTAAGCCTGCGGATACCATGTCCGCCATTACTTGAGGGTTAACTACATTAGCAACTTGCGTAGGACCTGCTGCGAATGTTTGTAAATTAAAAGAGAATTGTTTATTCATTAGCGTTTCCTCCTGTTAATGAATGGTAAAGTTCAACATCGTTTGCGAATAACTCCGCTCGTTGAGAGTACGTCATTTTAGCGAAGTCTTCTTTAGTTATTGCGCCACTTGGTGCTTTACCGCCAGGATTACCAGGCGCTACACCTTTAGGGGCAGACGCTTCCCCAAATAAATAAGGATTAGCTTTAGCAACTTCAGCAAGTTGTTCATCTAATCCTTTGATTTTGCCGTCCTTCACTTTTGCATCGGTTAAATCCAAGAGTGCACGGACTGCAACGTTGTTTTTAGCTTTTGCGTTGGACAATGCTACGTTCACAATATTGTCGATTTCAAGTTGTGCGATTTTACCCTCGTATTCAGCTTTACGAGTTTCTGCATCCGCTTTCATCGTTTCAATTTGTTTCGCAAGCTCCGCATTATCTGCATTAGATTTTTTGAGGTTATCAATCTCGCTGTTAAGAGTCGTGAGTTCTCCTTTTACGGATTTGAGTTCCTCATTTTTAGCATTGAATTGATCCTTAGACACATAATTCTTGCCATAGTCTTCAACGACCTTAGCAGTCTGTTCCTCAGTTAATCCTAGTGCTAACAATTCTTCCTTAGTCATAGTGACCTCCTTAAAAAATACCCATTTCGCTTTATTTTCGTGAGCCACACCTCACGGCTACGGTCTTGTTAGTTATCGCCCAACAATACTAAAATGGCAATAAAAAAGCAGCGTTTCCGCTGCTAATTGATATATTCTTTTTCCCATTCCTCGTAGGTAATCGCTCCGTCAAAATCAGTACTTTTGTCATTCTGATTTCTACCTGTTCGAGTTCCTTCGAGTCCAGGGATATATGGAATTGTAGTTGACCGGCAATAGCAATGAAACGGCGGAACGGTTACACCTGGTTTAGCATCTACGACTCTGACACGTTTTCGATCCATGTGTCTGCAGATGGAAGAAGTATGGCTATCTAGTGTAGCCAGTATTTCTAGTTCCTCCACATCCTGTTCTTTCATGCTATCAAGAAACCCTTGTTCGTGAACCCGTGCTGTCTCTGTTTCGATTAATCGTTTAGCGTTACTGTATGATGTCTTCATCCGCTTATGCAGATTATCTGCCATCGTGTCCGCCCCTTGTCCAATAATAAGGGCTTGGGTGAAGTCATTCTGCAAGTTAGCTACTAACTTACTTGTATCTCCCCAAATCCTACTACTGAAGTCCTTGCCGTCACTCGCCCATTGACTGTGAACCACGCTTTCAACACGTTTACTATCAATGGTGTTAACTGTAGAGTACTCTCCGCGTTGCGTCTGCACTGTATATGCGGACTTATACGCGGAGGATTGATACACATCTTTCAATAGGTCGTTAAGTGAAATACTCTGCTTTTGAGCCAGTATTTCGAGCTCGTGAACCACGTTGATATACAGCATCTGTTCACGGCTTAACCGCTCGCGAATGGATGCGTTTGATAGCATTTGTTGATGTTCTTCAGATACACCGATTTTCTTAGCTTCTGCTTTAAATTCGGCCAAATCCATTTTAAAGGCTTTCATCTCATAGGCGTTTAGTAGTTTCCTTGCTTCGGCTAGCTGAAGTCCGTTTTCTGTGGCGAACCTACGATACCAATCGTTGATAGCCTTTTCTATCCTGCGTAACGCCCTGGCGTAGTTAGCTTTGATTTCCGCATCAGTGAGATTCGCTTTTTGAAACGATTCATCTAGTAACCGCTCATACCGTTTCTCCCAGTAATCATTCGCCATCTGCCTCACCGCCGTTCGGTACAACAAAATCTGCTGTTACTTCGGACTGTTCTTTTTTTACTTTCGCAAGTTCTTCCGCAGCATCTGTCGTCCACGGATGATTTGCGATAATAGTTTCATTTGATATGATACCAACGGAATTTTTACAGTTGTTAATCGTATCACCTTCATTGATAGGCAAGTCACGATTGAATATGAAGTCCACTTCTTCAACTGTATTTTGATTAGTTAAACCGCGATACGTGTTAACGAACCACATCAAATCGTGCAAGCTAGATTTAAACTCTAGCTCCATTTCATTGGCATCTAAATCAATATCAGAGTACATGGACATAATGTTCATCTGATTAGGATTGTTAGCCATACGATCGTCTTTAGCATCAAATCCTCGGCCGTTCTCGATAATCGCTTTACGTAAAATGTTAATCAGTAATTGGTAATTGTCGCTATTCACCTCTATTTTTAAGGCCTTAACGTCCCCGTTGACACCATCTACTGTACGAACCTTGATTGCCCCATACGAAGCAAGATTTTGACGGAACTCAGCGAGATTTTCGCCGTCATAGTTTTGCAAAATCAGAATTGTGCTGCGGATATCCTCTTCCATATTATCTTGGAAGTTGGATAGTAACCGGTTAAGTGCATCTTGTAAGGATTTAACCTTAACAATAAGCGGTTGCTCGAATTCATTCGCACGGAACATAATGAGAGGAATACGTTCCCAGTTATACGGTTTATCAGCAATAGCAAAATTGGCAGTATTTTCTTTATCTGGATCAGGAAGTAAACGTTCCGTATCCCATATGTAATACTGAATACCATTCGGCGTGTAGTATTCCACTTTGTGAATGGTCTTAGTTTCTAGTCCTGTGTAGTACTCAATATCGTACAAGTATAAGAACGCATCTAGTTGTGTGTGCTCCTCATCCGCCCAGAATGGTAAAACCTGATGCGGTTTCATCATCTTAAACTTTAGCACGCCATCGATACCTATGTACGGATGGATATACGCCTTACCAGCCATCGTCGCAAACTTACCAACTGACTTCAATAAGCGTTGGAATTGAATACCAAACATCTTATCGAGCTCGTCATCATCGGTGTTAATATCTAATGGCTTAGACAATAAATAGTTAACCTTTTGGTCTACTAAATCATCAAATCGGTTATCCACAATCTGATTATTAGGAACGCCCTGTAACGCTATTCGCTTATTACCCTCGCCAATAACGTATCGTTGCTTATTCAAAATGTCATGTTTACCGTCGTAATAACCAATAGCAGTACACATCGTTTTCCGCTGTTCGCTACCTAGAAAATTACGCAGTTGTGCTTGTAGGAACTCGCGTTCCGACATAGTCGCTGAACCTTTTATGATGCGGTCCCACAGCTGAGATAATATCAATCAAACGACCACCTTTCTACATTAATATCTTCCAAACCATACCGCATGGCATCCATAGCATGGTTATTTTCGTCTTCCGGTTTTCCTGTGTATTTCTCAAAGCGATCTTTCGCCCATTGGTACGTGGATAACTCACGCAGCACATTAACGCATCTTGGATGAACGATTAATTCGTAGTCTTGTATCCTTTGAATGCCATTCAATATGCTGTCCTTGCCCTTGCGAGCCCTGGTTATCCCTTTTAGCCCTGCCTGGTACAATTCCTCAATAGATTTAGGCTCGGCGCTATCAGCCCTTATCTTCTCTTTTGCGTACCCCATATCAATAATACGAGATGCTAATTGTTGATTCGTAAGCCCTGTTTCGTACAGCTCATCGAATATGTAGATTTTCTTATACTCCATATCAACTAGCATGCACACTAGCGCTGTAGGGTCTACCGTATAACCAAAATCAAGGCCAAACGCGGACTTGATACCGGTTTGACCTCTAATATAATCAACACTAAATTCTTGTTCTTTCCAGTTTTCGTAAACCAGTCCTTCAACAACGCCCCAATTACCTAATCCTGCTACTTGGTACCGCTTAGGGTTTTTCTTCATCTCTTCGAATAACACTAAGTCGGAGTCACTCAGGAACTCGTTACACAGGTAATTCGTTGTCATGGCTAACACATTATCACTTGGTTCGTCAAAGAATCTTTTCTTTAGCCAGTGCCTGTCGGACCACGGGTTAAAAGTTAAGACTACCTGGTGATACAAACCTTCAGGCAACTGGCCACGAATAGATTCATCCAGTCTGTTGAATGCTTCTTCACTCATAATCTCATAAGCTTCTTCAATCCATAGCCTACACAGTGCACCAACTTCAACAGTAATGGACGTTACCTTTAAAGGATCATCGAGACCACGAAATAGAATTTTCTGACCGGTTGGAATGTACGTTATCTCAAGTGGAGATACGGAACATTTGAAGTACCGCTCCACCTTCAACTGACGCATAGCCCATTTAAGCTGCGCGAAACAACTGTCACGCAAAGTCCGTTCTGTCTTACGAACGACTAGCCAGTTTATACAAGGGTTCTCCATTATCTCCATAATAACTTTTAGAGACTGCGTAGAGGACTTCTTACTGGCACGACTGCCCTTGACTACTTTATAGCGCCCTTTAAAACGCCAAAAAGCACCGTATCCCTTGCCTACGATATCAGGCAAGTACACTCTGTTAGTCTGCAATATCGTCACCACCTACGATAAGTACAGGCTTAATATCGATAGTCGTATCACCGCTGAGTATTCTATGGCGTTTAGCCATAAGCTCCAGGGCTTTCAGCCTTGACTTCTCGTCAGGTGGCTTATCAATAATTCGAGCTTCGGAACACCCTTCTCCTGTGCCCTCGATAACCACTTGCTTTTCGTTTGAGAGCCCCAGGGCAATTCTTGTCAGCTCGTACTCAACCTGTTGCGCCGTCATGATGTTTTCATTGAAGTAGGAGTCGCGAAGCTCTTTGACCCTTGCTTTGATGTCATCATTAGTCATCAAGCGACTACCTTGCATTTTAGCTGTTTTCTCAGAATAACCAGTGCGAATAGCAGCCTGTGTAGCGTTCATATCCTTGATGTACTCATGACAAAATTTTTCATGTCGTTTATTTACTAATGCAGCCACTATCTCACCTCCTGGCTATCTTAATACATCACGGCTGTTTCTCTTAAATCGGCCGTGCGAACGAGTGCATAATCCACAATTACTTTTATGTGCGTGGTCGTGTGTGATATACGTTTGACACAGCCCGTCGTATTCAATTAGTTGTGCATTGCAAACGCCGTTTTTATTATTCAGGCATTTACGTTTAATACATTTGACTTCTGTGCTCATTCCTTATCACCTTTAATACGTTTGTACGCTCAAATCCGATGACTAGTTGGTTGTTGTTAGGCTATATAGTTATTGGAGGACTACTAGTTCTAGTCATCAGATGTCAGCGTACAACGATACAGGGCAAGCTCATAATGTATAAGCTTAGTATTATTCTGTGGACAAATTCGGCTCGCCCTGGTTTCATTGTGCGGTAAATTTCATTTTTACATATTCCCTCTCCTTAGCTTACGCGATCGCCTACATCATAAATACGGGCCCCTGTATTTACAATGCTACATACAACAAAAAGCACGGTCTTCATTACCGTGCTTTTTGCTGAGTTGTGTATAAGAGAGGATTTGTGTTAGATGACTAATGACACCTTTCACAACTACATTATACTATGTCAAGTCGGTTCATTTAAGTCCAAAATACTCCAAAGTACTCCAAAGTACTCCACTATGAAAGGAGTTCCCCTAATTCGTTCAACGCTTTATTTTTTAAATTGAAGTAACTGCTTTTTTCGTAATATATCATCGCTTGTACTTTCTTAGGAAAAGCCCCGTTTATGTATTCTTGCGATAATATAATACGCCCTGGTATACATTCTATCTTTTCAATTAAAGCCCTTGCTTCTTCCCGTTTAGCAATAAGCTTTGCTATCTCCCGTTTTTTGGCATCTACCGTATCAACAAGTCTAGCTACATCGCCTTCAAGCCCTACTGGAGTACCGCCCCCCGATACTCGGTCTTTGGAATAATCAATCGCCGATAAGGTGATAATATCATACTGCAGTTTACGAATATCCTGCCGTAGCGATTGAATACGTATGGCTATCAGTTTAATATCTTGCAGATATGCAGTTGCTTTTTCCTTATAGTCACTCATGCTTCATTACCTCATTGATGTACCGGTCTAAATACCATCTTGCTTTTTTTAGGTCTTCGAGTTTATCGCCCTTATACCCTGCTCGTGCGATGTACTTGATAACATTACCTAGATGATATGGAAGTTGTTGATCTTCTATGAAATCAATAACCTCAATCTTACCCCGTGTGTAGTGTGTAGGGTGGTTAATAACATCTTCTTTCAATTCGACAACCTTTACTTCCGGCTCCTCAAGCGTATTGGCTATCATATTTGCAAGAGTCACGTCTACTTCTTTCCTCTTAGCTGCCATATTCGCAAGAGTCGCGTCTACTTTCTTCTTAGGTACCTTCGAATACTTAGGTAGACACTCCGGACAGTATTTAGGCCAACGACCTTGTGCCTTTTCCTTTGTATGAATAAAGGCTGTGCCACATCCCTCACACGTTAGCTCTTTACTAACACCCGCGCCAGGTGGCGTCATAACTTTTTCACACTCGGGGCAATAATCCTCGTGAGTGGATACTGTAAATGTGTCTCCACATCGTCTGCATTTCTTTTGCATATCTCTACTCCTTATACAATTCTTTACGATATTTAATAGCTTCTAAGAGGGCATCTTGCCCCGCTTCTTTACGCTCTAGGGCTTTCATGACTTGCTCGTCCATCGTACCTTTAGTGACTAGATGGTGGATAATCACAGGCTGTGTTTGTCCTTGCCTGTGGAGTCGTGCGTTAGCTTGTTGGTATTGTTCAAGGCTCCAAGTTAGCCCATACCATACGATGATATTGCCACCGGCTTGAAGGTTTAACCCGTATCCTGCTGATGCGGGATGGGCCAGTAACATTTGTATCTTACCTTTGTTCCACTCAGCTACATCATCATCGGTCTTTAATTCAACGGCTTTCGGAAAAGCCTCCTTAATGGATTGAAGGTCATGCTTAAAGTTGTAGAACACTAACATAGGTTTTCCTTCATTCGTTTCTACTAGCTCTTTCAATCTTTCAATCTTCTCGTTATGAACGACTATGATTTCACCGTCATCGTTATAAATGGATCCATTCGCCAGTTGTAACAATTTACCGGCGAGTGCTGCTGCATTAAGTGCGCTCACATCGTCATCACTGGCCAAGCTAAGCACATGTTCGCGTTCCATTTCTTTATAGAGTGCCCATTCTTTTGGGTTCATCTCTACCGTGATGACATTCTCGATACGCTCAGGTAGTGTAAGATAGTCCTTCGCTTTTAAGCTCATGCAGATATCCTGCATCTTGCTGAATATCGCCTTATCACCGCCAGGCAGTAGTCGGTAGCTGTACACGACATGCCCGTTTGTTTTGTCCGGTGTAAAGTATCGGGTACGGTATTCAGTAATCGTCTTACCTAGTCGTTCGCCACCATCTAAGAGATACATTTGCGCCCAAATATCAAGTAACGTATTTGGTGCTGGTGTACCTGTTAAAATGACGATACGCTTAAACAAAGGACGGAGTTTTCGTATCGCCTTAAACCGTTTAGCCTGTGGGTTCTTAAACGAAGAACTTTCATCGATAACTAACATATCGAAAGGGAACGATTTCTTCTTATGGTAGTACTCATATAACCATTGCACGTTTTCACGATTTATCACATAAACGTCAGATTCACTCTCTAAGGCCTGTATACGGTCCTTCTCGGAACCTAACACCTTAGCCACCGTTAAACGTCTTGTAGCACTCCATTTTTGCGATTCTTGGGCCCATGTAGATTCTGCTACCTTCTTAGGTGCGATGAGTAATACTTTTTTTATGTCAAAGTAATCATACATAAGCCGTTCAATCGCAATAAGGGTAGATATGGTCTTGCCCAAACCCATATCCAGTAACAATCCGTAATGGGTATTATCAATGATTCGTTGTATTGCAATGCTTTGATACTCGTGTGGATGAAAGTCCATGTATTGCCCTTTCCATATCTTCAACAAATAACTTGGCATCAGACATCCCGGTTACCACAAACACCAAAGCGCCTTGCTTTCGTAATCGTGAAATCTGAACTCGTTGGTTAGCCATTAGCTTCCCTGTTGTATCCTTTAGCTCGACGAATATGACACCGCCTCCAGGAAGCACAATAATCCGATCAGGTACACCATCATTTCCAGGTGATACGAATTTCATATATATGCACCCCAAATTTTTGAGTTGATTTCCTAACCATCGCTCAATGTCTTTTTCCACGTTCTCACCTCGTTCTCATTTAATAATCGGACACACCCTCGGACACGCCTATGAACCCGCACCAATACTGGATTTATAGGGGGGGGTGTGTCCGATGTGCCCAATTTTTTTCCAACATATATATATACGCGTATACGGGTTTTTTACGCTTATATATATACACCCATTTATTCATATATTTATTTTTTTATTTTTATATAAATAATTGGACACACTGGACACATATTATTATTTAGATTAGTAATTATCTATTTTTTAGCCGTGTCCGATTAGTGTGTCCAAACGTGTCTAGTGTGTCCAATTATTGCACTACATCAAAAATTATCGATGTATATGCTTGAATATTTATTTTTACGAACATTCATACCTATGAAATAATTGGACACACCTCAAATAATTGGACACACCTACTTATCATGATTTCGTTTATGCATTGACAGGAGGTCTGAACCTTCCTTTATAAACGCTCTCTGTGGACCATAAAGCCTGCCAAAACGTGCCTTGCCCGTCCCTTTTGTATACGGGTTCCATCCAGGGGTAGACTGTAAGATATCAATAATCTCTCTTGCCTTTGCATTCTGCAGGTTCTTCCTGTCCCCGCCAAGCACTTCACACCATATCTCAAGCGCACACACTCGCTCCCGCTGCACTGAACCACAATGATCGTCATCGCCATAATTAGCGACATAATCTCGTCTATCGTAGATATCCATTGTCTCCCAATCTTCAGGAAGTAGCATATCGAGGTATTCCTCAATGAGTCCTACGAGTTCACCGCCTTCTGTATGGGATAATTGGATTCTAAGGGCTTCCTCTTCAAGTGCTCCCTCTAATACGAGAGGTTCACCTTCGGACCAATATCTAAACGCTTCTGCCCATAATTGGTCAATTTCATCCTTTGACAAGTCCCAGGAGTTCTTCGTCTTTCGTTCCTTATCACCAGTAATTGGCCAAAATCGGCGGTTACCTGTGCGGTCTTTAAGGAACATAAGATTGTTAGTGGAACCAGCGAATACACACTGGCGCGGATACTCTTCGGTGCGTCTGCCGTAAGGT